GATAACCCGCTGCGCCTTGTTCAGCAATTCGTTCTTTTCTTTGGCCTGGTCTGCTTTCTTTTTGTCCTCTGCCGTCAATTCGCCTCCTTCAACAACAGATAAAGACATTTTTTTATGGCCTTCCGCTGCCGGATTGCCCTCAAAGTATTTACCGATTGTGTTTTCATCAACCGTATTGTATCCAGGGAAAAGTCTTAAAGCTTGAAGACCAATCGCTTTTAATACAATTACTGATTTAGAATCGTTTTTGACTATCATGTTAAAAGTCTCCTTTTTATTGTAAACGGGCCATTTCTGACCCGTTTAATTTATATTCCGTCCGCGTAACGAGCGCTGCCAGGATAACGAAATTCAATACCTGAAAGCTTAAATTCGCCCGGCACTTCAAAACCCCGCCCTTTTCTCTGAGGTTCGGTAAACCTGAGAGGCATGGGGATATGAAATACGACCTTATCCATATCTTTATCATATGCCATCATTCTATCACTTGCGCCCCCACCCGCACCCGCAAGCTCGGTGGCAGGAATAACATCGTTAGCAGATGAAAGATAAGGACTGTTATTAATCAACCACTGAAGCAAGGTGGTATCGCTGTTATCACTCCTCGGCGTTCCTGCAATGTAATTCCACTGACTTGTGGGAAGCAGAAGCGTATTCGGTCTTTCAACCTGAAGCGTATCAACAAAAATATCACCCATGAAATCATTGATATCGAAAAGAATCTGATTCGGAGTTTTGTTGACCCATTCAGTACCACTGCCTGGGTTAACAACAGTCGCCGCCGTGACATTAACATTATTAATGAATCCCGGCAGATTATGAGTAGTATCGCCTGTCATAGCTACCCTTTGAGCGAGTTCTTCATATGCACGCCTGGCAGTATTTGACTTCAACTGAGGAAGCGCTCTTTTAAGCTGGATTGCCTGCCTGAGTTCCTCATCAGAATATTCGTAGCCGGTTGCGCCAAGTTCTACAGGTACGGTAATCTTATCTGTCCCGATCTCTGCGATAGGAACATTCAAAGACTTCGTGCCCACAAACTTAGCTACAGCCGCCCCGTCCATGAAAAAATATGTTACTGATTCCGCCCATTCTCCCGCTTCATTTGATACGGGAATAATGCCCGGATATGTGATTGCCTTATATTTCTTCTCATACATTTTAGACTCAATGTGAGTCAATTGAGAAAGAAGAAAAGCCAGCCCGGTTGCTGCGTCATATATAAACATTTTTATTCTCCTTATGTTTGATCATTGGTTATATTTTATAGTTATACCACTAAGATGCGGTAGCGGTTGGTGTGCCTTCTAACATCCAATTCAACCAGCATTTTCATGCTAACCCGCTGACCAGGGTAACCAGCTGCAATTGCTCCTGTAGAGGCACCGACTGTAGAATCAAAAATAAATACATCTACATCAAGAGGCATCACCGCAGTAGTAGCAGCAGTAATAGTTACAATTGCCAGCCCTTCACGAGCAATTACTTTCCAAGAAGTTCCGGAAAATTGCAAAGTAAAAGAGCTGAAAACATCTGTGAGTCTCAATGTAGCACCAATGGCAAGATGTGCAGGAGTGATAACACAGTCTCCACCGTCAACAGTCATCATGATCTTTTTGATTTGACCTTCAGTACCATCGGCCAGACTCGCGGCCATAGCGCCCAGAGTAGTATCAACATAAGTAATACCGGTATCAACGCCAACGACAGCGGTAGTGGCTGTGATAGTTTCGGAGCTATCAGGTGCAAGCAGTACTCCAACGCCCGGTGTATTAAGATTAACCAAAGCAATCCCACCCGCCGCTGTGGTAGTCTCAAAAGAAGCGCCAGTGATAAGATCGGCATCAGCGCCGCTTGCGTCTTTCCTGAATCGACCAACTATATCAAGCGGTGCTGTATCGGCAGTATGCCGGAAATAAACGGCATCACCGGGTACAACTGATTGTTCGGTATATACCCACACCATACCGAAATCGATTATATTCATTTCTCTGTATCGCTCATAGAGATGAAGATTACTTGCATTTTCAGCCCAAGCCGTAGTCATTTCGGTAATACCCATAAAAGCCTGACTTCCGGCTGTAGGTAATTTCGCCTGATTATCGGCTGTGCCTCTTACCACTGCGCGCCCGAAAGGAATGTCTCCATCTTGGGCAACTTTAGAACTAATGTTTATCAAGCCAAGATCAGCCCTTTGTCCTTCAAAAGCGGCTGCGTGCTCGGCTGCATATGATGTTTGTACAGGACACATAATAATTCTCCTTATATTTTATAGTTAAATGTTTGATTTACTCTTCAATATCAAGTTGCTCTTTCATATATTTCTTGCGAGCAGAATCCCTTGTTACTTTGTTGCCATCTTTATCCTTGACGAAATCCTTTTCAAGATTCTTCAAAGAATCATCCGCTTTATCCTGCTTTTTAATGGCCATGTCATAAGCGGCATTGATATAATCCTCAGATTTTCCATCAAGTTCCATATCCGGCAATACATGATCTATTACCATGGTCTTGATTTCCTGGGGACAATCAACACATTCCGGCATTTTATCACCAAGGATGGTTTTGGCCTGGGTCAAAAGCTCGGCCCTTTCGGAAATGAGAGCCGACAAATCAGAATCAGACATCTTTTCTTTCTCCAAAGCGTCCTTTTCAGCTTCGGCTTTGTCTTTTTCCTTTTTAAGTTTCAGCTTCTCTTCTTCCTCTTCTGTCAATTTTTTCTTCAGCTCTTCAGTTTCTGCATCATGTAATGACTGCATATTCTGGATAGCCTGCGCAAGCTGGGCATCCTCAACTTTATATTGGATACCGTCAATTGTTATCATAATCATAACTTTCTCCTTTGGTTCGTTGTCCATAGTTAATCTGCAAGCCGGACCACAACGCCCAGCATCCACTATCGCTAAATGGTTTGCCCGGATATTGGTTTGGACAAATTCATATTGTATTTCATCACAAATTCCTGTTTCTGCCTTCCATTTGTTTTTATATCCGACCGATACTTCAGCTTTGCCGCCTTCAGCTTTTTTAATCTGTTCTTTGTCGGTTATAGTTACGATGCCAGACAATACCGTGTCGTTTTTTACAACTTCTGACACCTGGCCTTTTTGAAGTTTCTTAACATTATCAACCGTGACAATTCCGGCAGGATGGTCGTCTGTAACGATAAGGTTTACAAAGCTTTTTATGCTGTCCGGATGGAAAACCTCTTCCGGTGATCTATATGTTGCAATCCTGTCAAAAGCCCTGTCTTTTAATCCTATTTCAAACCCCATGTAATATTGTATGCCAGTACGGGCAAGTGTAACCGGAGCCGTCAAGAAGCCGGTATCGGGATCTATCTTGGATAAAAAAGGACTGCTATCATCAAGCAAAAGTCCGCTATCGGCAGCTTTGAGAGATGCTGTGCATATTGCATAGGCTCTTTCTTCTGATAAACCCTGTTCAGACATTACCTGTTTTACGCAACTTTCTAATTTAGCTGGCATCATTGCACCTCTTCATGCTTAAAGCACAGTTCTAACCACTCGTTCACCATCTTTGATATTTTTTCTTTTATTTCATTGTCTGATAAATCTTTTCTGTTAACTTCATCGTCGGAAAAATCATTTAATAAAAATTTGCTTATTGTTCTCATAATAAACTCCTTTATTATACTCATTAGTTTTGGAATGGCAGGGCAGTGAGTAGCTACCTTTTCGGCGATCAACCTATCCATTCCATATGTATCATTGCACCTCAATGACAGGCGAATAAGTTCACCTGCAATTTATATCGGTTATTCCGGGTTGAATAAATTTTTGACAGCTCTTCGACCAGGCCCCTTTTTTAAGTAAATATCTAACGCCATTCAATTCTTCATGACAAGGCTTCCTGACCTTTTCGTCTTCAGATGTTCTATATATTCCCTCGGTAATTCCAAGACTTTCAGACCGCCTCAATGTTATCTGTGAATTAATAGTCTGTACTTCGTTCATGGCTATCGTTTTTATGCGACCAGCAAGCTTGCTATTTGCCCCGGTTTTGGCAGTAATTTCTTTTGCAATCGTTGAATATCTTGCCCCGCTTACGACGCCATTGTTTACGATGGTTTCAACCTGTTTAAGATATTCTTCTGGTAATGATGTGATTAAAATCTTATTTTTGTTTTTACTTAATGTCAACAGGTCTTCAAGCCCTTCTGTTTGCACTATCCCGCCAAGATCAACCCCGGTAGCTCTTGCAACCGTCCTATCAAACTTGTTTTTATTGGCAGCGCTAATTTTTTCAACCACTTGAGATGCTGCTGATTCCGCAAAACTGGCAGTTGCAACGCCAGTAAATCGCCCGTTTAATCTGGCAAAGATAACTCCAAGCTGATCACCTATGCCGTCTTTTATGTGTGATTGTTTTATTTTTTCCTGTGAATCCTTTAACAATCCGTTTGTAAATTCAACATACTCATCCCACAGCTCATATTCACCGTCAAGATTAAAGCTATCAGATATAAAGCTCAATTCTTTATCGGCAATATTTAAAATGGATTCATCAATCACATAAGATGCCTGATTTGCTTTCAGATATTCAAGGATTTCGGTTCGCACGGCTACGATAAGAGCCTTGCCAAGCTTATTGAGCTGCTTCCTGTATCTTATTTCAATGCCTTTTTGGCTTTTTACAGGAGCTGCTATTTTCGTTTTGGTTTTTTTTGGCATTATTCAAACTTAAGCTCTTCAGCTTCTTTCTCTTTTTCAACCCGGTTTTCATCAATAGTAACATATGTGCCCTGCTCTGCAAGCTCTGCTATAACATCCGAGCTTTCAACTATATCCTGATCAAGATATATTTGGTCTCTTTGAGCAGTTTT